CTTCGATTCGTTGGAAGCAATCGGCGAAGCCCGCGCGGACCTGCGCGCGGGCATCATTGCGTCGGCCGTTGCGAATCATGGCTCCCGTCTAATCCCTAAACCCTATAAGGCATCCGATTTCATGCCCTACCTGGAGCATGAAGAGGAAAAGCCGCTCAGTTTCAGCGATCCGAACAAGCAGTCGGACGCAATCTTGCGCCTCGTCTTCAACCGCCAGTGAGAACGGATCATGTCGCTAGGAAGCCTCGTTTTAGAGTTGCAAGCGAACCTCGCGCGCACTCAGGAGGATATGGGGCGCCTGAATCAAATCGTCGAAAACGGGATGCGTCGCATCGACGTGGCGGCGATGCGTACCTCCCGAAATGTCGAGAATATCGGCAAGGCGGGCGCGGGCATCAGGCGCGTTGAAGGCGCCGAGGAAGCAGCGAAGAGCATCGAGAAAGTCGGGCACGCATCGACGGGCGCTCGCCGAGAATTGCTCGTCCTCGCGCATGAGATTTCGCAGGGTAACTTTAAGCGGGCGGCCGGCTCGCTTATGGTTCTAGGCGAGCGCCTCGATATCATGGGCAAGGTTATGTCGCCCGTCGGGCTCGCTATTGGTGGCGTCGCAATCGCTTTAGGCGTATTCGCGGCGGCGGCGATCAAGGGCGCGGAAGAATCGAGCGCGTTTGCAAAGTCGTTGCTTCTCACCGGCAACTATGCGGGCCAAACGGAGGCCAGCTATAACCGCCTCTCGCGCGCCGTTGCGGACGCGACGGGCGCGACCATCGGCCGCGCACGCGAGATAACACAAGCGCTCGTCTCGACGGGCCGAATCGGCGCGGGCTCTATCGATTCAGTCGCGATGGCGGCAACGAAATTCGCGGACGTAACCGGCCAGAAAACCGAGGAAGTCGCGAAGTTTTTCGAGCGCATGTCGGACGGCGTTTTGAAATGGGCCGTTGAGGCGAACAAACAATATCACTTTGTCGACGGCGCGCTCTACGATCATATTAAGGCGCTTGAAGATGCCGGCAAGGTCGAAGAGGCGATGCGGGTCGCGTCCGACGCGTTCTATCAGCACCTCGGCGGCTCGGCCGTGCAAAATCTTGGCTATCTCGAACGAGCATGGACCGGCATCAAGCGCGTTCTTTCGGACGTTAAAGACGAACTCCTAGCAATTGGCCGGGCCGAAACGCCCGACGATCAAATCGCGAAGCTAAAGGCGTCCCTCGCCCGCGTCGACTCGCCCGACTATCGGCGCGAGGCGCGGCGCTCGGGCGTTGACCCCGACAAGGCGCGCGCGGATATTCAATTGCAACTCAGCGCGGCCGAATCGCTTAAACGTCGCCAGCAAGAGCAGGCCGACGCCGACGCGACGAAAAAGGCGCACGACTCGCAAGTAGTCGAGGCCAAACAATATTGGAACCACCTCCTAGAGACGACGCGGACCGGCTCGGAGGAAATGCAGCGCGAACTAGATAAGGCCGCGCGCGAGGGCGCGCTAGCGGGCGCATCGCCCGCCGATATCGCGGCCGTGCAAGAGCGCATTCGCAAGCGCTATCAACATGGCGGCAACACCGACCGCGCCGACCTTTCCGCAACGCTGCAACCCCTACAGGATCAGATACGCTCGTCGGAAAAGCTTTTTCAAGAGCAGCAGCGCGTGCTCGACCGCTATTACAAAGACGGCAAGATTTCGATTGAAGCCTATTACGACGACGAAGAGACGATTACGCGGGCTCACCTGCAAGTCGTCTCGTCGCTCTACGATCAAGAGATAGCGATTGTCGAGCGTACGGCCGCGCGCACGAGCGACGCCCGAACGAAGCTCGAATTGCAGCGGCAGGCGGGCCAGCTACGCGACGAGAGGCAAGGCGCGCAGGACGCGGCCGATGCGAAATTCGCCGAGTTGACCGAGCGTAAGACGCAGGATACGAAGGCATACGCCGATGAGGTCGCGCGCCTTAACGCCGAACTCGGCAAGATGGGCAAGAACCAGGGCGAAGCGGCCGGAGCCGCTTTCGACGCCACGCACGCGAAGCTATTCGGACAAGCGACGGCGGCCGGCGATACGGGCACACTTCAAACGCTCGCTGACGCGCGTAATCTCGCCGTAGCGCAAGCCGAAACGAACGATCTTAAGGCGCAGGCGGCGGAGATAAACGAGCGCCTCAAAATCACCGAGCAGAACCTTTCGCTAGAGGTGCAAATCGGCGCGAAGGCCGAACTAGAGGCGCAGCGCGAGCTAGGCAAAGCGCGCGCCGACGCGGCAACGCAATTGCAGGTCATCGCCGACAAGCAACAGCAAATCGCGGACGCCTCGGGCAATAGTCACCTCGAAACGCAGGCCGCGCAGTTCAACCTACAGGTTAGAGACCTCGAAGCGTCTTCGAATGTGCTCGGGAAGACGTTTACGAACGTATTCGAAAACGGCTTCGCGAAATTCCTCGACCAATCGGTAACGCGAACGCGCAACCTGAAACAGGCGTTTCTCGATATGGCGAACAGCATCGAGCAAGCGATTACAAAGATCATTGCGAATGACCTCGCCGCGCAAGTCTTCGGTAACGGCTCCTCGTTCGGCGGCGGCTCGGGCTCGTGGCTCGGGCAACTCGCGGGGCTCGCGTTGAGTGCCTTCGGCGGCGGGGCGACGGGTAGCGAAGCGGTCGGCGCGAGCGCAACGAGCACGCCCGACGACCTCATTAGCGGTTATCGGGCCTCGGGCGGTCCGGTCGTCGCGGGCGGTATGTATGAGGTCAACGAGCGCGGCCCCGAGTTGCTTACGGTCGCAAACCGAACGTTTTTGATGATGGGTCAAGAGGGCGGAAGTGTGACACCGATGGGTGCGAGTAACGCGCGCTCGGGCAACACGTTTCACATGAATATTGCAGTTCCGCCCGGCACGACTCGACAAACGGCGCAGCAGCAAGCATCGGAAATCATGCGGCACGCTCAAATTGCGATGGCGAGGAACGGCTAATGACGACCTTTCTCGAAAGCCCGCGCTTCCCCGACAATATCGCGTTTGGGGCGACGGTCGGCCCGACGTATCTAACGGTCGTGAATCAGGTGTATTCGGGCCGCGACGCGCGCATCGTTGCATGGTCGCAGGCGCGTATTAAGTTCGAGGTCGGCCGACGCGCAATGAACGCCAGCGATACAGCATCGCTAGATGCGTTTTTCCGGGCCGTAAAGGGCCGCGCGTACGGATTCCGAATCAAGGATTGGACCGATTACACGGACGGCGGAAACGGCGTTCTAACGGCTCAGGGCACCATTGGCGTGTATCAGCTTGGGAAGCTCTATACGCAGGGCGCGCTATCCGAGACGCGCACGATTGCGAAGCCCGTTGCGGGCACGGTCGTTATCAATCGCAACGGAGCGGCCTACGGCGCCTCGTATAGCCTCGATACGACGACCGGGCTCGCGACACTGCAACCCCTCGCCTCTCAATCGATAACGGGCGTCACGGTCGGCTCGACGACGCAAGTAACGCTTGCGGCGGCGATATCCGGTCTCGCGGTCGGCGGCAATCTTTATCTAACGGGCCTAGGCGGCGCGAACGCCGGCACGCTCAACGGTCAGCAATGGCCGATTACCGCGATTTCGGGCTCGACGTACACGCTCAATGTCAACACGACCGGCTTGACGATCACGGCGAGCGGAAACGGTCAAATGTATCCGCAGCCGACAGATACGCTCGCGTGGTCGGGGCAATTCGATGTCCCTGCGCGCTTCGACGTTGACGAAATGAAAAAACAGATCATGGACCGCAACGGCCCTAACGGCGATTTGCTCGTCGATTGGGGCTCGATTCCAATTATCGAGGTTCGCCCGTGAGGACGATTTCGCCCGCGCTACTCGCGCACCTACAAGGCCCCGTGCAAACGACTTGCACGCTATGGCTCATCACGCGCAAAGACGGCCAGCAATTCGCATTTACGGACCTCGACCGGCCCGTGACATACCAGGGCATCACCTACCAATCGGCGGGCGGCTACACGCACTCGCAGGTCGATATGTCTAGCGACCTCTCGACGAGCAACCTAGAGGTAACGGCCGTATTCGATTCCTCGACGATCACGCAAGCGAGCCTAGAGTCGGGACAGTGGGATTTCGCGCAGGTGTTGTGCTCGCTCGTGAACTACAACGACCTCACGCAGGGCGCGGTAATCCTCGATAGTGGCTACCTCGGGCAGGTGACGATTAAGAACGGGACGTATTCGGTAGAACTGCGCGGGCTCGCGCAACTCTCGCAGCAAGAGCAGGGCGACGTGTATTCGCCGACGTGCCGCGCGAATTTCGGCGATTCGAAATGCACTATCAATACGGCGGCGCTCGCGGTCAACGGCACGGTCGGGAGCCTCAATAGCGCGACCTCATGGAACGACGCGAGCCTGACGCAAACGGGGCCGACCGTCGCGTATACCGATACGGTCGGCCACAAAATCCCAACGCAATCGCCATATACGATAAAGGTCGTCCCTCCTACGGGCGGCGCGTTCGTCAGCAACATCAGCGTTATCGACTCGCACGGCACTGTCCTATCGCTAGGGTCGGGGTCGAGTCAGTACACGGTCGACTCGACCGGAACGTACACGTTCAACTCGGCGAACGCGGGCGGCGAAGTCTTCATTAACTTCAATTACAGCATTGGATATTTCGCGTACGGCACGGTCAAATGGTTAACCGGGCAAAACGCCGGCTTCTCGATGGAAGTGAAGACATTCGCCCCGGGCGTCGTAACGCTCGCAATGGCGATGCCATACCCGATTGCGGTCGGCGATACCTACACGATTACGCCGGGATGCGATAAGACGATTGGCACTTGCAACGCTCGCTATAGCAACATCATTCATTTCCGGGGTGAGCCCTACATTCCCGGCCCCGATATCCTTCTGACGCCGCAAGGCAACTAGCGATCATGGTTACGCGAAAAGAGTTCGTCGACGAGGCGCGCTCGTGGCTCGACACGCCCTATCAGCACCAAGGGCGGCTAAAGGGCGTCGGCGTCGATTGCATTGGGCTGCTCGTATGCGTCGCGCATACGCTCGGATTGAGTACCGCCGATATGCGCGATTATGGCCGGCGACCCGATGGTCGTCTTCGGCCGATGCTTGAAGCGCATCTAGAGCCGGTCCCCGTCCTCGATGCGCAGGCGGCCGACGTGGCGCTTTTCGCGTGGCAGGCCGTGCCGATTCATGTGGGCATTCTCACCGCACCCGATCATGTGATACATGCCTACCTGCCTAACCGAAAGGTCATTGAGACGCGCATTGATGAAAAGATGCGCGCGCAAATGGCGTTCGCCTACCACATTCCCGGGGTCGAATAATGGCGGTTCTAGCGATAGCGGGCGCAATGGCGGCGGCGAGCGCAGGAACCGCCGCCGCGATAACGGGCGGCACGATTGCTGCAAGTACGCTCGTCACGGTTGCCGAGGTCGGTTGGATGGCGGGAACGCTCATCGGCAATATGATTTTTCGGCAGAAGGGGCCGAACCCGCCCGACATTCGCATACAGGACAGCGCATACGGTAAGCCTATTCCGCTCGTGTATGGCATGTATCGCGTTTCGGGAAATATCATTTGGGCCGGTCAGCCCTATGTGTCCGACGCGGGCAAGGGGGGCAAAGGGCCGTCGCAAACAAAGGTAAGCATGTCGTTTGCGGTCGGCCTTTGCGCCGGCCCGATAGCGGGCGTCCGCCGCATATGGGCGAACGGAAAACTTATCTACGACGTTAGCAACCCGTCGAATTTTCAAGCGATAAGCGGCTCGTCGCAAATGGTCGGTAACTTCACCGTCTATGCAGGCGATGAAAACCAGCAGCCGGACCCGACGATGCAGGCCGCGCTAGGCGTTGCGAACGTACCCGCGTATCGCGGCCTCGCCTATATCGTCTTTAACAATCTCGACCTCTCGCAGTGGGGTAACTATCTCCCGTCGCTTTCGTTCGAGGTCGTGACCTCGGGCGGCGGTTATACGACCGCGACCATTTCCACATACACGCAGCCGAGTAATTTCGTTTGGGCGGCCGTGCCGTACCTGACGGCTCAAGGCGGGACGCTACTTGCCCAGGGGACGGTAGGGGGGCAGAGTGTGATAGACGTGATTAGCATGAACGCCTATCAAGTCTTACAAACGAGCAGCTTTAACGCGACCGGCCCCGGCTCATGGATGGCTTACGGGAATTCCGACGTTCCGGGTATGTTCGTTTGGAATAAATGGTTGCATCCCGATGGCTCATGGGATGACATGAGCGGAGCGCCCGCAATACCCGGGGCCGGGCCGAATAACGTCTATACCAATTTTTGGCGCAACGGCTACGATTTCTATTTCGCTTCGGCTTACGCGTCGGCATCGACAATGTTTCGCCTCCAATTGCCGTCGGTCGCGTCTACCCCGTCGCTTACCGTACCGGGCGGCTCCGTTGCCGCTTCGATAGTGTCTCCGGCCGGAAGCGGTTGGACGATCATAGGCGGCAGTTCGAGTTATCTATACGCCGTAACCGGGACGACCCTTTATCAATTGACGCGAAATACGCTCGCAATAACCAATAGCTGGGATTTAAGCTCTAGTTCTGGCTTTTGGAGCGCGGGCGGCCGTGGCTGGCACTTGGGATATGTCAGCGACGACGATCATATTTACATCATGGATAGCGGCAACCTCTTCGCGTTCCGTCCGTCTCAAAATTCATGGGCGTTCCTCGGGCAAGTGTCTTTTCAACCCGATTCTATGGCGGCGCTCGGCGGCGGCCTCTTCATCTTCGCATCAAGCGGCCTCTTTACGTCAACAATTCAGCTCGCTTACCTACAACTGTCGCAGCAATTCAGCCCGACCATACTAAGCTCGGTCGTTGCTGATATCTGCAATCGCGCCGGGCTCACGTCGTCGCAATATGACGCATCGCAGCTAACGGATATCGTGCAGGGCTTCGCCGTCACGAACCATTCGTCGGCACGTTCGAATCTAGCGCCGCTCATGAGTTCCTATTTCTTCGACGCGTGCGACACGGACGGCGTAATCAAGTTCGTCAAACGCGGCCGCGCAATATCGGGGGCTTTCGCATCGGGCGACCTCGGCGCATCGCCGACGATGGGCGATGATGCGAACATGAACCCCATTGCGGAAGTCATCGCGCAAGAGGTCGATATGCCTCGTTCGTTCTCGATTGTCTATCCCGAACTCAACAGCGATTACAACCCCAACACGCAGCGCGCCGTGCGCGCGTTGACGAACTCGAACAAAGATGCAGTCGTGCAGGTGCCTATCGTGCTCGCGGGAAGCGATGCGCGCGCGCGGGCCGAATCGATGTTATGGGCGACATGGCTCGGCCGAAAGACATTCACATTCTCAACGCCGCTCGGATATCTGCAATACGAGCCCGGCGACGTTATGACGCTACAAAATCCGAACGGCGAGGCGTACACGGTTCGCATTACTCGATGCCAATACGACGGGCAGGGCACGCTCCTATGGTCGGCCTCGCTCGACGATCCGGGCATCTATCCGAACCCGTCCTATACGGCGCAAGGCGGCGCGGCGGCGGGGTTCGCGGCGCAACAAATTGATTACAGCGGCCCGACATTCGTTACAGTTATGGACGTTCCGCCGTTGCGTGATTCCGATGCGACGCAAGGGCTCTATATCGCGGTATGCGGCGCGGCCTCGAATTGGCCCGGATGCACGCTTGAGCTCTCGCGCGACGGGTCGACGTATGTCGACCTCATGAATATCAACAAAAGCGCCGTCATGGGCGTGACGCAAGGCGCTTTGCCGGCATTCGGCGGCGGCAATCAGCCCGACGAACTCTCAACCGTAACAGTCGCCCTATTTAACGGCACGCTTTCGTCGTGCTCGTATTCGGATTTCCTAAGCGGTCTCAACGCGGCGTACATAGGCGGCGAAATCGTATTCTTTCGCAATGCGACTCAGATCGCAGCGAATACCTATACGCTTTCTGGCCTCTTGCGCGGGCGCGGCGGCACTGAAGCGGCTATGTCGACGCATGCCACGGGCGACGCGTTCGTATTGCTCGATGCGACGCGTATCGCGCCGCTATCGATCCTTCTCGGGGATATCGGGTCGACGCTCTACTTCGAAGCGTTCCTAATGAACCTCTACGGGAACAATGTAAGTGCATCGACCAAGGTAACGCCCGCGAACGCGCGCGTTAAGCCGCTTTCGCCCGCGCTCTTTACCGCGCTCCCCGGGAGCGCATCGAGTACGTCCGATATCACGCTGTCATGGATTCGGCGCGCGCGCGTCAATGCTCAATGGCTCGACGGGGCCGACGTTGCGCTTGATGAGTCGAGCGAAAGCTACACGCTAACGATGCTCAACGGCTCGACGGTCGTGCGAACCGTGACGATTAGCGGCCCCTTCACCGCGCCGGCCGTGCCGACCTACACGTACACCGCCGCGCAGATCACGGCGGACGGATTCAGTAGCGGCCAGACGATCACCTTTACCGTGCAGCAGCATAGCGACCAGGGCGTGCTAGGCGCGTCCGCAACGACGACGATTACGAGGTAACGCAATGTCGAATTCGACGACGCAACTCGATACTATCGCGACGAACCAGAGCAACAAAGAGGTCGTCGTTAACGCGCTCTTCGATGCGGCGAGCCCCGGCATGATTTGGGGCCGTCACGCGAGCGCATGCAGCGGCCTAACCTGGGGCTACTATGGCGGCCAGTACAAAACGAACGCTATCGCGAACGGGACCGTAGCGCTTACGGCAAGCGCAACAAACTACGTCTATGCGGACCCCTCGACGGGGGCGGTAAGCGTCAATACGACCGGCACGCCGGGCAGCGCGATTCCGCTCTATACCATCGTCACGGGCACGACGACCGTTACGAGCTATACCGACGCGCGCTCGTATATGCCGGCGAGTCAGGGGGGGAGCTTCAGCAATCAAAGCGCTAACTATGTATTTGCGGGTCCGGCCTCGGGCGCGGCGGCGGCTCCGGCTTTTCGCTTGCTCGTCGGCGCGGATATCCCGGTATTCGTCGCCTCGGGTGCGTCGCATGCGCAGGGCGGCGTGCCCGATCCCGGCTCGACGGCCGGCACCTCGCGATATCTGCGCGAGGATGCGACATGGACGGCGCCGACTATTGCGGGCCTCGGAGACGTAACGGTTAGCGAAGGCGCGGCAATTGACGGCTACGCGCTCACGTGGTCGCAAAGCGCGGGGAAATGGGTAGCGACGAAACCGTTTTACGTCGATTTCGTCAGCTATTTCCCGGGGCCGCCGAGCGCAAACGCGGTCCTTATGCAGGTCATTACGGCGCACCCTACAACGTTCCCGAGCGGCCTTAGCGGCTCATATGGCTATTGCGGCACCGCGCCGACGGGGGCCGTTTCGTGCCCGATTAAGCGCACGAGCGGCGGCACGACGACGACTATCGGCAATGTGAATTTTGCAGCGGGCGCAACGAGCGCGACATTTACCTTTTCTAGCGCCGTCACGACGAATGCGGGCGACCTTATTCAAGTCGTCGCGCCTTCGACGGCCGACGCGTCTTTCGCTAATATTTCGCTAGCGCTCGTCGGCACTCGCTAAGGATTCCTAATCAATTTCGCAAGGGGTAACAAATGGGCGTGAATCTCTATCGGTCGACCGACGCATCCGCACCGACGCTTACCGGGGCGACGGGCTCGCTCGTCGCGCTGCTCGACGCAATACTCGTCAATGGCTATGGCTCGCAACCGGCGGCCGGTTGGACGATTGCCTATACCG